TAGGAGTGGTAAATGGCAGGTCTAGTTTTACATACAGCACCTGCATCAGAACCTATAACCCTTGCAGAAGCAAAGTCATATTTAAGAGTAGATAGTTCAGGGGATGATGCTTTAATAACATCATTGATCTCAACAGCAAGAAAGCTATGTGAAGAACATACACAAAGAGCTTTAATGACTCAAACATATCAACTGTTTCTAGATGCATTAGAAGACGTAGAAGATAGTCTATGGGAAGGTATGCGTACTGCACCATATATTAACTATTACAAAAACTATATAGAGTTACCTATGCCACCTGTTGTATCTATTAGTCATATAAAGACTTATGACGATAGTGATACTGCAACTACTTTTGCTAGTGGTAATTACTTTGTAGATAATGCAAGACAACCTGCAAGGGTAGTTTTACGAACAGGGGAGACATTCCCTACAGCTTTAAGAGTTGCTAATGCAATAGAAGTTAAATATGTTACTGGTTATGCATCAGCTAGTGCAGTACCTGAACCCATCAAATTCGCAATTTATCAAGTTCTTACATATTTGTACGAACACAGAGGTGATATGTATGAAGGTAAAACTTCACTACCTGCTACTGCAACAAAGCTTCTTGCTCCGTATGTAGTTTACAGTGGAATGGGTAGCTCAAAACTCATGTCATTAGGATAATGAGCCAAGTAGGTCAACTCCGACACCAAATTACCCTTCAAGGACAAGGCACTACTAGAGATAGTGGTGGGGGAATTAGTTCAGGGTGGTCTAGTATTGCTTCTGTGTATGCTGATATAAAGCCTAAAAGTGGGAAAGAGGTATATGCACAAGGTAAACTGGTTGGAAGCGTGTCACACGAGATTACAGTGCGTTATAGGACTGATATTACTAACGGTTCTAGGATTAGTTTTGATAGTAAGTTATTTAATATTAGGGCTATTATCAATGTTGATGAAAGGGATAGATTCCTTAAACTTCTTTGTGAAGAAGGGATAGCAACGTGAGTATTGATTTTAAAATCAAAAATCTAGAAGAATTTAACAAAAAGTTAAATAAAAAACTTAATGAAAACAAAGTTAAGGAATATATAACTCGTGGAACTGGTCAGGTAATGAATACTGCTATAAAAAGCATAAGAGGTGGTGGCACAGGTATAACCTATCAAAAATACGAACCAAGAAGAACACATATAGCATCTGCACCTAATCAACCACCTGCAAGTGATACAGGATTTTTAATAAGTAATATAACAATGAAAGTAGATGTAAAACAAAATGGCAGTGTGGTAGGTCAAGTAATATCATCTGCACCATATTCAAAGCATTTAGAGTTTGGCACTACTAATATGACTGAAAGACCTTTTATGCAACCTGCATTACAAAAAAATAAAAGAAAAATAGAAGCATTATTTAAAAAAGGCATATTGAAATGAGTATTGGTCAATTTGCATTACAAACAACCATATACAGCACTTTAGCTAATGATAATACAATTACATCAACTTTAAGTGCAGGTGTTTATGACGAGGTTCTAGAAGGTGCTAGTTACCCTTTTGTATCATTAGGTGAAGAAACATCTATAGATTATGGTACAAAAAATGAAAATGGTGGTGAAACTACTATAAATATTCACATATGGTCACAATACAAAGGTGCTAAAGAAACAAAACAAATAATGGACAGAATTCACGATTTATTGCATGATAGTAACTTAACAGTCACTGGATTTAACTTAGTGAACCTAAGATTTGAATATAGTGATATACTAAGAGACCCAGATGGTGTTACTAGACATGGAGTCATGCGATTCCGAGCAATAATATTAGGAACTAACTAATTTTATAAATAGGAGATAAAAATGGCGGCACAAAAAGGTTTAGATGTAGTGGTCAAAATGAATGTCAGTGGTAGTCAAACTACTATTGGAGGCATGAGATCAACATCAATTACATTAAATGACGAATCAGTAGATATTACTAATAAAGATAGTAAAGGCACTAGAACACTTTTAGCAGGTGCAGGTGTAAATAGTATTTCTATTAGTGGTTCAGGCGTATTCACAGATGATGCAGGTGAAGTTGCAGTAAGGGCGGCATTTCAAGCACAACAAAATACATCTGATGGTACTAACACACAAACCCCTGCTTTTGAAACATTTGAATTTACAATACCAGACTTGGGTACTTATACAGGAGCATTTCAAATTACATCTTTAGAATATGCGGGTGAATATAATGGTGAAGCTACTTACTCAATGTCTTTTGAGTCAGCAGATTACATTACATTTGCATAATGCTACAAGAAGTAAAAGTACAAGTAGGTGACGAGTCTATAAGGGGTGCTTTATATAAAGGCGAATTACTTATAAAAAATGTTATTGAAGTTGGTGAAACTATTAATGTTGATGGTAAAGAAAGAAAGGTTTTAGCATCAAGATTAGATACTAGAGATAATTTATTAAGAATAAATCTTGCAGAAGCAAGTAAACCTAAAAAGGAGAAGAAGTCAGATGGCAAACAAACTAAAGGGTGAAACCACTATAAATTTAGCAGGTAAGGATTATAAAACTAGACTTACTATAGACGCGATAATTCAAATAGAAGATTCGTGTGATTGTGGAATAATAAAATTAGCTACAAGAATGGCAGAAGCAGATATAAGAATGTCTGAAGTCATAAATGTGTTACTACCTGCCCTAAGAGGTGGTGGTAATGATTTTCAAAGAAAAGATGTAGTTAAAATAGTACAAAATGCAGGAATAGTTAAAGCAACAGCCGCAGTTGCTAACTTGATTGCACAATCTCTAACTGATGATTCAGAGGAAGAAGCAGACGAGGGAAAGCAAAAACAGGGGGATTAACTAGTGATTCCCTACCCATCAAACGCTTTTTTTCAATTTGTGTTGGCATGATGGGTATGTCTCCTAACGATTTTTGGCAATCTAGCCCAAAAGAAGTCTATATGGCTATAGATGGATTCAAAGAATTTAATGGTGGTTCAGAAGATAAAGAAAAGCCTATGACCAGTGATCGTCTTAGCGAATTAATGGAGTCATATCCTGATGAGTAAACCTATAGATGAACTAGTAATTCAAATTAGAGCCGATACTAAAAAACTACAAAAAGACTTAGATCAAATAAAAGGAAAGCTTAACACCACAGGTGCTGTAGGTGGTGCGGCTTTTGGTGCAGTAGGTGGTGCATCAGGTGCTTTAGCAGGAAGCCTTAAAAAATTAGCAGGTCCTGCGGCAATAGGTGCTGTTCTATTAGGAATAAAAGAATTAGGTACATTTGCCGCTAGATCAGGAATGGAGTTTGAAGATTTAAAAGATTCTCTTGATACAGTATTTGGTTCAGTAGAAGCAGGTGATAAACAATTTGATAGAATTTTAAGATTTTCACAAACAACACCTTTCCAAATAGATACAGTTACTAAAGCATTTATTGGTTTAGGTTCAGTTGGTATAGAACCAACTACAAGAATGATGCAGACATTCGCTGATGCCGCTTCTGTTGCAGTAGATCAACAGGGTGCATTTGAAGCCATGGTAAGGGTTGTTCAAAGAGCAGAAGCAGGTGCGTTAGGTTTAGTTGAATTAAATATGTTAGCCGATAGGGGTATTGATGTATTTAAAGGTCTTAAAGAAGAATTAGGTCTATCTAGAATGGAATTAACTGCATTTGGTCAAACAACAGGTGGAGCACAGGTTATTGTTGAAGCTTTAGTAAATGTATTAGAAAAGCAATTTGGCGGAGCAATGGTTTCTAAAATGGATAACCTATCTGTTGCTGTATCAAATATGGCAATAGCTTTTAAAACTTTAGGTAATGAAGTATTTGAAAGTGGTCTTGGTGCAATGCTAAAAGGTTTTGTAATTTCAACAACAGATTTAATTAATAAACTATCAATACTTATAGCAAAATCTAGAGGAGCAGGAATAGGTATAGAATTACAGTCTCCAAATATTACAACTGATATGGATTTTGAAGAAATGCAATCAGAGAGAGTGAGGGTTGCAAAAGCTAATATACAAAAAATTGGAGACGAAATGGCTAGTTTAAGAGATTTAACAGAAGAAGATAGAGGTTTCTTAGATAATACTATATCAAAATTTGCTCAATCAAATTCAGCAAGTATGCCCATTGCACTTTTTAAAAAAATGATAGTACTGTTTACAGATGCAGGTATGAGTGCAGAAGAAGCAAGTCAACTTGTTACTAATTTAAATAAAGCCTTGGCAGATGAAAGCAATGCATTAAGAGATGCTTCAAAGAGTCAAAAACAATTAACACAAGAGCAGAAAGAAGCAATACTTAATGAAAGTAAAAGAGTACAAGTATTTGGTATGCTAGAAAAATCTTTAATTGATGCAAAAGGTACAACTGATTTATTTGCTAACGCACAAACACAATTAAAACAAATTTTTGAAGAAAATAGTGATTTTCTTAAAGAAAATGGAATACCTGATTCAGATGCTTTGGGTGTTGCACTTAAAGATTTAGGTATAGAGTTAAATAATACTAGTGAAGGTGTTAAAGAACTTACTGTAGAAGAAAAAAAACTTGTTGATGCCTTTTCTTTTGTAAGGAGTAAAGTTGCTTCGCTTATAACAGAAACAGATCAATATGCTTTTGCTAATGAAAATTTAGCTTTAATTTTAGAGCAAAATAAAGATGCATTTGCTGTTTTAGGAATTGAAACCCTACCACAACTACAACAAGCACTTGCAGACACTAAAGATGCTACAGAAGATGTTAAAGATGTATTAGGAGATGAACTAAAACAGGCTGTAATTAACACTTCTAATTCATTTACTACAGATTTTGTGAATAGCTTGTTGGATGGTCAAAACGGACTAGAAAGCTTTAAATCATTTGCTAGAAGCATGGTCTCACAAATCATAGCTATATTTATGCAGTTAGCTGTAGTAAATAAGATCATTAATAGTATTTTTAATTTAACAGGTGATGATGCTTTAAATACAATTGATTTGTTTGGAGGTGGTAAGACACCAAAAGTAAGCACAGGTGGTGGTGGTGTGGGTATGAGACTAGCAGGTGGTGGAACTATACAAGGTGGTACGCCTACTTTAGTTGGTGAAAGAGGTGCTGAAATATTTGTACCTAATACTGGTGGCACTATTATGAATAATATGAATACCAAAAATGCTATGGGTGGAGGTACACCAGTAAACATATATCAAACAGTTAATTTTGCAACAGGCATAGTACCTACTGTAAGGGCAGAGGTTACAAAGATGATGCCACAGATAGCAGATGTAACTAAAGCGGCAGTACAAGAGTCAGCAATGCGTGGTGGTAACTTTAGAAGGAGTTTAGTAGGTGGGTAAATTAGTAACAATGCCAAATACTCCTAATTTTGTTAGAAGTAATTTTAAACTAGTAAGAACTATAGGAACTGTAGCTTCTCCATATACAGGTAAACTTAGAACACAGGAATATGACGGTGTATTTTGGGAAGCGGTTGTAAGCCTTCCACCTATGCGTAGAGATGTAGCTAAAAATTGGCAATCTTTTCTTTTAGAATGTAATGGAATGGTTAATCAGTTTAAATTTGCAGACCCTGATGCCTTGCTTAATCAAGGTACATACAATACAGATGATTTAAAAGCAAAAAACAGAATTAACCAAACAGCTAATATAGAATTAGATTTTTCATCAGCAAATACTATAACAGCACCTAGTAACACTACACCTTTTGCAAATGCTCTAGTAGGTGATTTTATTTCTGTTACAGGTTCACAATATCCTGAAAACAATGGAACACATAAAATAACTGCAAAAGCTAATTCTTATACCGTTACCGTACAACCTGAAAATACAATCAATTTAATTACAGATGCAGATAGACCTGCATGTACTATAAAATCTAATCAAAAAGGTTCTACAGGTCTAAATTTATCTTCAAGCAGTAATAGTGCTACAGGTACTATAAAAAAAGGTGATTATTTACAGATTACAAGTAGTTCTACAGCAGGTGCTAATCCTGTTCAATATGTAATGGTTACAGAAGATGCAACTCTTAATGTAAATGCAGGTGAAGATACTTATGGAGTTAAGATACAACCTAAATTAAGAACTGCTATCACAGAAAATCATCTAATAAGGTTTGCATCACCAAAAGGTATGTTTAGATTAACAACAAAAGATGTAGATTGGGATGCAGATAATATATCTAACTATGGAATATCTTTTTCATGTATTGAGGTAGTTTAAATGTCAAATAGAGGTGGTATAGATAGTGATATCGTCAAATATCTAGAATCTGATCACCAAGTTTTATTTTTAGCAGTAAAAGCTGAATTTGACACAGATACCTTATATGTTTGGAGTGGTGATTACGATTTATCTCTTGATGGCAATACTTATACTGGTGCAGGTACTCTTTTAAGCATATCTAATATAGAAGATACTTTAGAATTAAAATCTAGTGGTTTATCTGTTGCATTAGCAGGTATGGATTCCACAGTTCTAGATTTAGCACTTACCGAAAACTATCAAAATAGATTTATTACAGTGTATCTAGGATACCTTTCAGGTGGCACAGACACCGTTGCAGGTACTATGACTTTGTTCAAAGGTCGTATGCAATCAATGACCATTAATGATGACCCTAATGGCTCTACAATAAGTGTAGATGCAGAAAATAGGCTTATAGACTTACAAAGACCATCTAACCTTAGATATACAAAAGAATCACAACAAGGAATATCTGCAGGTGACACTTGTTTTGATAGAGTGCAATCTTTACAAGATAAAGAAATTATATGGGGAAGATCATCTTCTAATTCAGGTGGTGGTGGTAGCAATCGTGGAAATGATAGTATAAGGGATACTAGACAAAGATAATGAAAAAAAAAGATGATTGGCAGTTATTATTTGATGAATTTATAGAAACGAATAGACTTAAGGGTTTTAAATGGGGTTCATGGGATTGTTGCAAGTTTTCTAATGCCTGTATAAAAGCTATAACTGGTGAAGATTTAATACCTAAAGAGCTTTCATGGAAAAACGAAAAGGAAGCTATGAAATCTATAAAAGAATATGGGGGAACACTAGCAAAAAGTATCGCTAAAGCATGTAAGATTAAAGGAGTTGTAGAAATAGATAAAGCATACATGCAAAAGGGTGATCTAGTGGTATATAAAGAAGAATCTGAGTTAGTAGGCATTACAGACGGTTGTAAAGTTATAACACCCACAGATGGTGGACTAGCTATAAAACAAAACGTAGAAATATTATCTGTGTGGAGAATATCTAATGGCTAAAGCAGTCAAAAGTGCAGTTAAAGTTTTTGTAGTTACCTTTACAATTGGCATGGCTTTAACAATTTTACCATTTTTAAGTCTTACTCCTATTGCTATAGCAGAATTTGCCGCTTTGTCTGCTATTGGTACTTTGGTAGGTGGTCTTTTATCAAAAGGAATAGACGCTACAAGTGAAAACTTTGGTACAAAAGTAGCCACTAAAACAGCTACAGCACCTAGACAAATAATCTATGGACAAGCTAGAGTTGGTGGAACAATAACTCATATAGAAACTTCAGGAACAGACAGTCATAAACTATCTATGATAGTAACTTTAGCAGGGCATGAGTTAGAAAGTTTAGATGAAGTTCTTATAAATGATATATCTGTAACTTCTACATCAGTAGGTTTATTTCAATATGCTACTAACCAAAAATTTATAAATTCTGATAATGATAATGCTTTTAGTGGTGGTTATCTTTTAAGATATAGATTTTTAGATGGTTCACAAACAACTGCTGATAGTAGTGTTACAGCTAATACATCATTAACCACATCAGATAAATTTATTGATGTTGCTTATGTATTTATTGAAATGGTCTTTGATTCTGAAGCTTTTGGTGGTGGTATTCCACCTATGTCTTTTGTAGTTAAAGGAAAAAAAGTATTTGACCCTAGAGATAGCAATCAAACATTTGGAACAGAAAGCACTTATACATGGTCAGATAATCCTGCTTTATGTGTATTAGATTATATTACAAATACAACGTATGGCTTAAAAGCTACAGCAGATGAAATTAATACTTCTACAGCTTTAGGCAGTTTCAAAGTTGCCGCTAATACTTGTGAGTTTGATGGCAATACGATTACAACAGCTACAGTTAATGGTGCTGTAAGTGGAACACAAGTAACACTTGATATTTCTAATTCCATTACTCTTATAGATGTAGGTCAATTAGTAACAGGAACTGGAATAGTAGGAACTGTAAAAGTTGCTTCAAGAGATGGAAATGTAATTAAATTATCATCAGCACAAACTATAGCTGATGGAACAACATTAACCATAAAAGAAAAATCCTATACTGCTAACGGTATCACTAATATGTCTGCAGACGGTGGTGGTGTTATAGAAGGTTTACTTAGTTCATGTGCAGGTAAATTATCTTATATAGATGGTAAATTTGTAATGTTTGCAGGTGCAACAGTAACACCTGATATGACCATTACAGATGATAATCTTCTAGCACCTATAACAGTACAAACGAGACAAACTTCAGGTGAAACATTTAACCAAGTTAAGTCTGTATATATTGATGCTAATAATAATTATGTAGCTACAGATTCACCATTAGAAACCACAATAAATCCTGCTACCAGTAATACCTTTTTAAGTGAAGATACACCAACTGGAGAAGCACAGACTAATTATAAAAAAAGTTTAGAAATACAATTGCCATTTACAGATACAACTACAATGGCACAAAGGCTACAAAGAACAGCCTTATTACATACAAGACAAAAAACTGCTTTATCTGTAGTTTGTAATATTGCTTATATGCAATTACAACCCTTTGATTGGGTTTACTTAACAAATGAAAGATTAGGATATACAAACAAAGTTTTTGAAGTTTTAAGCACAAATTTAGAAATTTTAGATAAAGATGGTGTTCAAGTTTTAGCTACTAGGCTTGACCTCAAAGAGATAAATAACAGTGTTTATACCTTTGCATCTAGTAGCTATACAAACCCGTTAGACGAAGGCTCTAGCGTTTCTACAGGTAGTTTTAGCGTATCACCGCCTACTAGTTTAGCTGTAGCAACCACATTAGAAATTACAGGTTATGATTTAAATGTATCTTGGACAAATAACCCTGATGATCTTGTACAAGGTACTGAAGTTTTTTATGGAACTTCTTCAGGTACATATATAGGCTCTTTTATAGTTGGTAAGGGAACTGCTAAAGAATCTATCAATGGTGTAAAAGCTAGTACAACTTATTACATAGCAGTTAGACATTTTTCAGCTAACAACGTATTTAGTGCTTTAACATCAGAAGTAACTGTTACAACAGGCACAGCACCAATATCCTATTCAACAGGTGGCGGTAATGTTGGTACTTCTGATACTTTAAATATATTAGGTGCGAATTTAGTTCTTAATGATTTTAATAGTACAACAGGTGGTGACGATAGTGCTAACTATACATTTTTAAATAGTGGTAACGGTGCTTTAGGTGGTGTAACTAGTTATCAAAATTCAGATACAGAAAGAATACAATTTGAATTTGGGGAAGACCCTGATGGAGATTGGGGTAAAGACTTTTTTACATTTGATTTTGATTGGGGATTAGCCAAAGGTGGTGCTGATGGTAACAGCATGGGTGTTGGTAAATTCCACATAAAAGGTAGAGCGGCTGATAATGGAGATGGTAATAGTTGGCTAGAAAATACTATAGCTACCTTTGAGGTAAAAAATGCAGATTGAAATGTAACAACACCTTTTGTAACTTTAGCAAATACGACAATCACAGGTTCAACTACAACACCTATAGTAGTAGTATCACAAGGTTCAGCACCATCTACTACTACAAATAGACTTTACAATGTTGGTGGTTCTTTATACTGGAATGGTGCAGTTGTAGATACAGGTGCAGGAGATATTACAGGTGTAACTATAAATACATCAAGTGGCAGTCTTACAGGAGGTGCTTCTTTTTCATCAGGTGATGCTACATTCACACTTGATATAGGTGGAACAATAAGAGGTTCTAAATCATTTGAAGATGATGTTGTAATAGAAGGCAACCTAGATGTACAAGGAACTACCACAACTATAGATACAACTAATTTAGATGTAAAAGATAAAAACATTACTTTAAATTATGGTAGTGGGGATACATCTGCAAATGCAAACGGTGCAGGTATAACTATTCAAGATGCAGTCAGCGTAGGTAATGATGCGACTATACTTTGGAAAACTTCAGGTGATAGATTTGAATTTAGTCATAGTGTACAAGTTCCTGATAGTCAAAGATTAAGAGTGGGTAGTGGTGGTGATTTACAGATTTATCATGATGGCACTAATAATTATGTAGAAGCACAAACTGGTAATCTTATAATAAGAAATTCTAATGATGATGCAGATATTAATTTTCAATCAGATGATGGTTCAGGAAGTATAGCTACTTACTTTCAATTAGATGGAAGCCAAGTACAAAATAAATTCTTAAAAGACACAGTATTTTTAGATAGTGTTAAAGCTAAATTTGGTACAGCAGGTGATTTAGAAATTTACCATAATGGTACACATTCTTATATAGATGATGCAGGAACAGGTAATTTATATATTCGTGCAAGTCAAAGTATTGCTTTACAAAAAGCTGACGGAACAGAAGATTATTTAACAGCTAACAATAATGGTGCAGTTACTCTATATCATAATAATTCTCCAAAATTAGCCACAACCTCAACTGGGATTGATATAACAGGAAGTATTACAACTGATGGTATGACATCATCACAAAATATAACTGTTAACTCAGCTTCAGGAAGTGTAGATGCAAGACTTGCATTTAACAATTCAGTTAAAAATGCTTGGATAGGTATTCCTTCATGGGATAACGATTCATTGAGAATATATGGCACTAGTCCAACTACAGGAAATACGAATGAACCTGCCGCTATGTATAGAGATGGTGCTTGGAGTTTTTGGACAGACTATAGCAACACATCAGGAAATGGCTCTACATCTACAGCATTATTTATATCTACTGGTGGTTCTCTAAATGTTGGTAGAGGTGATATTCAAATAAATGGCACAACTGTTATAGATAGTTCAAGAAACTTATCTAATATAGCTAGTTACAATGGCTATACTCCTACAAAATCAAGTAGCTCAACAAATAGCGTTATTTCTTTAGATTCACGAAATGTTAATAGCTCACCTTCTGCTAGAAATAAGGGCTTATATGTTGATTTTAAATTACAAACTACAATAGGTCTTACAGGCAGTGGAAATTATGCAGGTGTTTTAACTTTTAGATCATATGGTAGTGGCACAGACCTATCAGGTGGATATCCAATACAAATAGCATACGATCAAGCAGGTAACTTGCAAACAAGATATGGCTCAAGTTCTAGTGCTTGGGGTTCTTGGAAGGCTATCCACTTAGCAGGTAACGATCTATCAGCAGGAAATATAACTGTAACAGGCACAGTTGATGGCAGAGACATAGCAACTGATGGAACTAAGCTTGATGGTATAGAAGCAGGTGCAACTACAGATCAAACTCAAGCTGAAATAAATGCACTAGGTATAACTGCAATAGGTTTATCAGGTACACCAGATATAACTGTTGGCACTATTAATTCAGGTGCTATAGATGTAACAGGAACAGTTACTGCTGATGGTGTATCTGTAGATGGCAACATAAATCTTGGTGATAATGATTCAATATATCTTGGAGATTCTAATGATTTAAGAATATACCATGATAGTGGTTCTAGTTTAATAAGAAATTCAACTGGTGATTTATATATACAAGATGATAATGGCAATATTTATATAAGACCAAAATCAGGACAAGATGGGTTAATTGCCGTAGCTGATGGTGCAGTAACTTTACATCATAGTGGTAATGCCAAACTAGCCACGACCTCAAGCGGAGTTCAGATTACAGGCACACTTGATGTAGATGTTATTAGTAATGCTTCAGGTGTAGTGCATCTAAATGACACTTTATATTTTCAGGACAATAGCAAAGCTGTTTTTGGTGACTCTTCAGATTTACAAATTTATCATAGTGGTACTTCTAGTTTTATTACTGAAAATGGCACTGGTGATTTAAGATTAAGTGCTAACAATCTTTTGCTTAGAAGTGATGATACTTATGTTCAATCTGAAGATGGCACAGTTAATAGTGCTAGATTTAATTCAACAACAGGTGTTACCCTTTTTAGGGCAGGTGATACAAAGCTAACCACCACAAGCACAGGCATTGACGTAACAGGAACAGTTACAAGTGATGGTTTGACTGTTGAACAAGCTTCTTCACCAACAATAACAATAAATGATACAGATTCAGTATTACCATTAACTATAAAACAAGATGGTGCTAATGCATCTATGTTATTAGGTTCAGCAGGTGTCTTAACATTAGGTGTTACAAACAATAGTGGTTCAGATACAGTAATTCTTCAAACACAAAGTAAATCTAGATTAAATATAGCATCCAACGGTGATATATCTTTTTATGAAGATACAGGAACTACAGCAAAACTTACTTGGGAAGCAAGTGCTGAACAGTTAAATATAGGTGATCAACATATATCACAAGCATCAATAACTTCAGGTGATAGCACAACTGCAGGTTTAATTAGAGCAAGTTATAGTGATGGTTCTTACACAGATTTAAAAGGATATGGCTTAGAGTTTTCTAGGGCAACTAGTTATATAAGACCTAATGCACACAATTCTAAAACTTTATATTTTGGTGGTATAGGTAATTCACTAAATTGGGCAAGTGTAAGATTTACAGCAGTTGGTGGTCTTTATATGACTGGCACACAATTTCTTACAGAAGCTAGAAATCTTTTAAACATAGGAACTATCAATAGTGGTGTTATTACAAGTACAGGTTTGACTGTTAATGGTAATACTGCATCACAAACTTACAGAAGTTCAAGAACAGATGGTGACGTATATATACAAGCACAAACTAATTCAGATTTTGTAAAAATAGGAACACAAACAAAAATAAATGCTCTATTAGTTGATGGTAGTGGTGATATCTCTTTCTACGAAGACACAGGAACAACAGTCAAGTTCTTTTGGGATGCTAGTGCTGAGAGGTTGGGACTGGGGACTACTTCGCCAAGCACAACGCTTGAATTATCTAACGCATCTACTGCACCAATACTAAGACTTTCAAATGAAAATAACGTTATAACAGCAGGTGCAGATTTAGGCGTTATTGAATTTTATTCAGGAGATGATAGTGGTGGCGGTGATGCAGTTAAAGCAAGTATTTCTGCCATACAACCAACAACAAGTCCAGTTTCAGGTGAGTTAGTTTTTAAAACAAGTTTATCAACTGGTAGCTTGACCACAGCCATGACTATTGATTCTAGTCAAAACATTGGTATTGCAGGAGCAACTACTATTGACGATGGCAACCTACAAATTGGTGATTCAGATGCAGACTTTAATATTGCAGTAGCAGGTGCTAGGTCAAAGTTTGGTTATGACAGTTCAAACAATTCTACTGTTGTTCAAGGTGGTATTACTAAAGGTATTATTTTCTGTGTAAATAATTCTACTTTTGGCTCAGGAGAGGTTGGAAGATTTGATACATCGGGCAATCTGTTAGTTGGGAAGATCAGTTCATCAGGAAATACAGTAGGTGCAGAATTACGTTCTAATGGTGGAATATTTGGCACTAAAGATGGTGCTTATGTTGCTAGATTTAATCGTCTTACCGATGATGGCTCTATTGTAGAGTTCCAACAAGATGGCTCAACAAAAGGCTCTATAAGTGTTGCTAGTAATGACTTAAACATAAATGGTGGTGCTAACCACTCAGGCATACGTTTTCAAGCTACAGGTTTATATCCTCTATATAATGGAAATTCTGCTAATGGAACTATTGATTTAGGTGCTACAGGTCAAAAATTCCAAAACCTCTACCTTTCAGGAACTATCAATAGTGGTGATATAACAGTAAATACAACAAGTAGTGGAAATCAAATAACATTACAAGCACCAACACCAAGTATTGAGTTTATTGATTCACAAGCAACATCAAGAAAAGCAAAAATAAGTGCAGAAAATGGCAATCTTCTTTTTGAAGCAGATACAAATACGGGTGAGGCAAATACTGCTATAACTTTTAAAATGGATGGTGCTAATGCCTTATCTTTTAACACTTCTAAAAACGCTTCTTTTGCAAATGATGTAACTGTAACCAATGAATTAAACGTAGGACAACAAATAACTGCTAGTGGTGGTATTACTACAGATCAGTCAGGACAAACGATATCAGGCTTTACAACTATAAGGGTAGGTGATGCCTTAATAGGTCAAGATGTAGCCACTCTAACGACTACAGCCACTACACAGACCAATAGAATACTAGCTTCTGCAACAACTTACAGAACACTAAAAGTTTTAGTACAAATTAAATCAAGTACTAATTTTCATGCAACAGAGATACTTTTGACGCATAATGGTACTACAGTCTATATGACTGAATATGCTACGATATTTTCAAATACCTCGTTAGCAACTTTTGATGCCGATATTTCAGGTGGAAATATAAGATTATTGATTGACCCCAATCAGTCTGCTTCAACAGAATTTAAATTTAATGTATCAGGAATAGAAGCTTGATGACATAATAATA